GAGCACATTTAACTGGAGGTCTATCTGTTCAGTTGTTAGTGTATTTGCTGCACTTTCACTTAATGAACCGCTGATGACTATTTGGCCGCTACTTACTTTCAATCCCTTTGGCATAATTGGCGGAGTAGTCCTCGGTGTATAAATTACACTGACCAGAATTCCAGTACTTTGCCCTATCTTTTGAGCCGAAGGCGACCTTCGGGGAGCGTGACCCCCGCCCTCACCACCCTATGAGTCAGCGAAATGATATAGTCATTGAGCCTGATTTCAAATCCTTAAGCGGTACGTACATAACCGTAGAGCCTTTCAGAGAGACTGATGCGTACCCAAAAAACCGTTTCTTTGACGGTAGAAACGTCAAAGATAGCCAAAAGAATCGAAGCTAGGTATCATTCTGGCTTTTCAGGCTGGCTTAGATCTATAATTCGCCAGTGGAATGAAGAATTTGACCCCGTAAAACTGGAATTAAACTATGCTGCATTGAAACAAGCTGTAGCGCAACAGGAACATGCTAATGATATCTTCAACCTCATGCAGGAAATCAAGAGCCAGGCATCTCTGGAGGACTTTGAATGAAGTATCAAATTCAGTTATCCTTCGATACTAAAGAGCAAAGGAATGCTTGGGTAAATCTAATCCGAACGTGCATGGCACGAATGGATGAAATAAGTATGGAGTTGGATGAAGAATGATTTGTAATGTATGTCGTGGATGTAATCTACGTGGATGTAATGTCTGTGCTGTTCTTTGTCATTGTAATGAAGAAGAAGAACTCGAAGAAGAAGAAGACCCTTGCATCTGCATTCCAGATGAACCTAATCTTCTCTGCGAATCATGTTTCTAAAGCGCGCGAGAACGCGCTTTAAGAATGAGATTTCTGCATATGCTTTAACCAAGTAATCTTAGACTTGAAAGTTTTCTTGCAATGAGGGCATTGAATGTAATTCATTTCTTACACGCCTTGTGAGCTGCTTTGCAACAATTAGAGAATCCATTCATCTTCCAGGATCCAGACTTGAGCTTAAACTTTGGAGCTAGTTTCTTGAATGCTCTGGAGTAAGCTCTGTTTGCTGCAGTTGGTTTTCTCTTCTTCTTCTCTGTACTGGCCAATTGGGCACCTTCAGATTCTCTTTCACTTGTTATTAGTCTACGAAGAGCTTCATACTCGTCGAGCGTCATGGTGATATCGGCCATGTTACGTTCGACGTGTCGCTCTGGCAATAGAGATACCGGTGGAAATGAGCGCAGCATCAGCAGATTCCTGAATTCGATCATCGATAATTTTCCTCTTCGAGATCGAAAGGAATGGGTTCAGTAACTGGAGCTCCATTTCCAATTGCTTTAACCAGGGGAGAATCCTTTTCTCTGCTTGCCCAATTAACCTGGTGTCTGCAGACTTTGGCATAGTACCAGAACGTCCAGCATAGTCATGATCTCTACAGGCTTCGTCTAGGGGTGAAACGGCGATGAAATTCCAGTCAAGGCCACGCTCGTCATACTGTCGAGCAGAGAGCCTACGACCACCAGTCCAGTTTGGACCGCACCAGTTGCCGTGAATCTTAACCATTGGATCAAGCACTTAGGAGCTCGGACTGTGTTAATGCTGCGAATGTAGCTGCATCGGCGATGGCCCTATAACCCCAAACACGGAATTGGCAACCCTTAGCAGTAATGTTTCCTCGACCGAGTACCTGGACGTGAAAATTATTTGTGGCTATCAATCCAATATATTCCATATCAGATCCTTGCATCTCTGGATGGCGCTCGGCGAAGGCTACTCCTCCATCTACATATCCAGCTGATTGAGTTGATTTGTTGTCTGTGCTTAGAACATTCGAGAACGCCATGGTTCCGAGGGTTGTCCTGGCAGTGGTTGAGAGTGAGCATGCGGTACCGCTGTTGACACCTGCTACACTGTCGGGAGGGAAAGCATCCATGTCCACTGCAGTCACGACAAAGATTTCCCTATCGAGCACATTTAACTGGAGGTCTATCTGTTCAGTTGTTAGTGTATTTGCTGCACTTTCACTTAATGAACCGCTGATGACTATTTGGCCGCTACTTACTTTCAATCCCTTTGGCATAATTGGCGGAGTAGTCCTCGGTGTATAAAT